CCATTCTTAAGAATACAACAAACAGGATAAGATTAATAATAGCCATGATCCAAAACTCAGGAGTTTCGGTAAAATCGGTAGTTCTTGAATAATACATGTTTTTGTTTTTTTTAGGTTTGAATTCTAAATTTAACAATACATTTCTACTAAACAAAATCGGTTCCTTCTTTTCGGAAAGTGAGGGTCCAACCAACCGAGCCATTCAACTCACGAGCCACAAAAGGAGAAATATCATGATTATCGGAAAGATTTTTTAACCAGGGATGCTTTTTTTGTTTGGTAATTAAATCCTCTTTTATCTGGAGCAAGTATTGCAAGGCAATATCGGTGAGTATCACCTGATCAGCCATATCGTAATCTTTTGGCTTGAATGGTAATGCTACAGTAGCTGCCAGATAAATACCTGAAGTTCTACGATTCATTCCATCTACATTGCTATTGATATCACCGTAATCGATAAATAAATAGTAGGAGTCAATATCAGAAATGTACTTTTTAATTATATCCTCATTCACTCCAAAAATGTAATGTTTGATATCCGGAATCATAGAATGTTCCTCTAAATTTTGGATAGATGTTTTGAATGCCTCGTAACCGGGAATAGTAGATTCTCCTTTATTGAATGTATCTAAAACGCCTGATTTTTCGGGATATTTGGCAAAAAGTGTAAATACGTCCTGCATTATTGTTTTCATCCTAATATTTGTTTTACCTGGTGAATACTTAATCCTGCTTTACTCGCAATTTCTACAACGTCCATTTCATGATCTTTCATCGTTTTAACGGCATCGTATAAATCCTTTAACATGAGATCGAGGAACTTGATTAGTGGCATTTGATCAATCTTTTCGAAGTCACCATGATTTCGCTCACTCAAATTGAATAAGCTTTCGTTGGCTCCAATACTTACACCACCTTTTTTACTTGGTGTGTGTTTCCAAAGTAATCCCCACTTGGTTTTTAATTTGATAAATGTTAGGAATGCCTGAAGATTTAGCAATATGGCATCCAGTACTATTTCATCAATACCGATAAGTTGATCGGCACGGTCGGCAATTAAATCTCCATTGAAAGATTCCCCTTCCGGAGCATACAAACAAGCAACAATCATTCGAAGATAAAGCTTGTTTTGACTGGCTTCGTATTGGCTTAACAACTCAGTAACTAAATTGAATTGTGAGGCAACCATAGAGGTTTGAAGCATATTTCCTTTCAGATCCGTCGTATAACCTTTTAGCTTCAATTTTCCGACAGTGATATCAGGTACCAAATTTTTGCACCAACATGCATCGATCTTGTATTGATAATCTTGTCTTGACAAGTATCTCACTTCCGGTGTTTGTTCTAAATCTTCAGGAGGTGTTTTTCTGAGTTTTGAGCGTAAATCTGGACTAATATTATCGAGGGATCCTTTAGGGTATTCAATCTGAAACATGAATGAGAATTCCCTGGACATACGATAAATGTTTTCGGCATGTAGGTTTCTTTTTTTCTTAGGGACTCTCATTCCTTTTAAGCCTGCAATATCTGTAAACCATAAGGCTTTTACATCGCTAACCGATATTGTTTCCTCTGAATATTGTTGAAACAATGGGAGCATTGCCAGGTACTGATCCTGCGTTAATTCTTCCCATGAATTGGGAAATTTATATTCGTTCTCTCCTAAATAAAGACTAATCATGACATGTAATAAGATTTATCATCCTCGTTATTGATATCGGTACCCAAAAAAGCCGATGTTCCTGGAGCGGGTTTATTCAACTCAAAATCGACATCATTCATATATTCGTCATATTTGGCAAGAAGAGATTCACTCAATTTTTCGATTGCCTGACTTTCGGAGTATCCGGTACGCATGGTTCTGGAAGTATCCCGATCGTTGTTACGAATCGATTTTGGTAATTCAGTAAAATCCAATCGCTTTACTGCATGTCCCATAGTATAGAATACTACAGCCTTTTTTACAGCTACTTTTAATTTTTCATTACCTGCTTCGCTCAATCGCTCTTTGGTCTTGATCATTGAATAAATATGATCTTCGCCAATTTCACGAATAATGAAAATTATCTTGCTAAAGAAGTAATGAGAACGACCTATATCGTAGTATCTATCGAATTCATCGGCAGATTCAATCAATAGGTTTTCCCGATCCTTATAGGTTTGAGTTTCCTTCCATTTAAGGAACTCAGCTTCATTGTTGTTGAATAAATCCAATAGGCTATCCATATAGATCCACAAATTGGAAATATAAGCTTCACGCTGATTCTGCTGTTCGTATCGGTAGTAGTCTTTTCCTTCTTCCTTTTGTTCCTGAAACCAGAAAGGAGCAAATTCATACATTACCAAATTTGCAAAAGCACCTTGAAGATAGCCAACCGCTTCGTTCCATTTAGGCTTATCGGCAGCTTTCGATTCATGATAGGCTTTCAAATCATCCCACATGTCTTCAATCAGGTCCTTCAGCTTCTTTTTAGCAATATTGGCAGATGACTCCATGCCGTCAAATTTTCGTGATGCATCGACACCAGGAGCCAAGGTTCTGAATTTTTGTATTCCGTCAAAAAAATCAATTGTTACCATCGTTCATTGATATTAAAAGGTTTTCAATTCTTGATAATTGGCTTGAATTATTACTCACCTGGCTCTGCAAACGATCAGCAGGAGGAGTATCCTCTAATTTTTGAGGTGCATCGTTGTAGAAGCCAAGTCTGAAGCCTTGTTTATAGAGGTGTGGGAAGTTTATACGAATTGCCATATTGAACACCTCAGAACAAATTCGCTCCGGAATAGATAGATTGTGCAGATAGATCAGATAATTGTAATAGAGATCGGATCCGGACTTGGAAATGATACCATCTTTACTGATTGAAGAAATACTGGAGTCGATTCCTTTAGAGGTAGTCAACACTTCATCGGCACGTTTGTCATAGCTAATTAAAGAATTGATATACTCCTTGTATTTCAGATCGATAACCTCAATTTTCCAACGGACCTCTTCTTTTTCTCCATTCTGGAAACTATTCGAAACAAATATCTTTCCCTGGTTCTTGGTTCCAGATAGATACTTGGATAATTTCTTTATCTCCATGTTGGTGTACTCAATCAAATATCGTTCTGAGAACTCTGTACCAATTACAATTTCTTGTCCTGTGATTTTATCCTTAATTGTAATCAAAGGCTGATTAGCTTCTTTAAGTTTTTCGTTTTCATCACAAATATTTTCAAGCATATTTTTCTTATGCTCTAACCAGGCAGCAGGAATAATCACATGTACATTACTTCCAAAAGAGTTTTCCAGATATGAGTTAATGAATAGAGGTGTTTTACTTGTTCCTTTTATCCAATCCTTGGTTCCCTCGTAGAACTTATTTAAACCGTAATGATTGCCAACAGCCTCGTTTCTATGATGCGATACAGCTACTTTGTGGGAGCTTGGATTCTTCATGTTCAGCATATCGTAACGCTTGAATCGATAATCGATACCGGCATTCCAATTGCCAACAAATACATGTTTGAAATCACGATACTCAAGATCTTCATAAAGTGGATCCACTTTTCTTGAAGTAGCTAATCGTGCACGTTTGTTATCGATCAATTCTAATCCGGCAATTGGTTTGCTACCTATTAACCTGGAGCGATTGAAACGCCACTTAACAAATGCATCCTCAAAGAAGTAATACCTACGGATAAGAGCTTCTGTGAATTGCTGATAAGATTCAAAGCCATTCTCAACCCAACCATCCAACCAATTGGTAATCTCTTTACATTCCTGCCATAGCCTAACAACCTTATTCTTTTCGAATGTATTGATATAAGGCATTAGTCCCTTACCATATAGAATATTGATCTGCTTATCCATTAAGCCAGGAAGGATCCTATTACCATGGATCATCTTCTCAATCTCGTTAGGCAGGCGGTTGTCTGCACCTCTTGCAAGTATGCGATAACCATTCATTGAAAGCATAAGTGGCTGCTCACCAAACAAAGGAGATGTTCCACCCAGATCATCATCGGATGATGTGTTGCTATTATGCCAGGGATCACCATCACCCAACTGGAAGGATATCACTGTATCCTCACTAGTATATACACCAAGCTTGCCAAAGTTCTGTACACTCATAGTATTAATCTTTATAACCAATTGATCTTTCTCATTTTGAAATCAGGAGGAAACGCAACGAATCTCCATAGTATTCGATAGCAGGTCTTTGGGTTCTCGTCCGTATCCTGAAAGCAGAAGTAATTATCACTACCAACAGCAAAGACTTCTTGAGGCAATTGAGCTCTAGTCTTGCAGCCTTCACGTGTAGTAAGCTTATCTGATGCCTGACCTTTGGTCCTATTGTAAGGATAGAAGGCTATCGTGAAGCAGCCGTCCGGAACCTTCGACACCTCCTGTGCTAATCGTATTGCATCTAATCCATTGATTGTCTCCATATATCAAACCTAGTTGATAGCCGTACCTGAACAAAGGACAAGAGCCAATGCAATGCATGCATGTGGTGTATCAACCTTGTGTCATTATTGCCATCTCACTCCGCATTGCAAATAAATATTTGTTTTCGCTCTGAATCGTGCGTAATCATTGGGCTTTCCTCATATTTCCAGACTTTTTGATTTACTGCATCGCACATTAAGAATTTAGCGTGGCGTGCCCTAAATCTTCTGTTTTCTCTCCATTTTTCGACTTTTTGACCTTAAAACCGATGAAAATCAGGCGTTTTGTGTTCTTTTTGTTATCAAAAAGGCTAATTATTGTACATTTTTGGACAATTATTAGCCTTTTTTGGACACTTTTTAGCTGATTGTATTCTCTAAAAGGAGGGGTGCTTTCTTGATTACATTCGGAAGAACCTTGTGATACTTTCCAAAGATTAAATACATTAATGCGGATGGAATTTGAGTGGATAAACCGGCTTGATATTTCCAGTCCAATTTTACCTCGCTTGATTTATCCAGGTCGATTTTACCATCTACTTTGAGAAGTGGTGAAACAAAAATTGATGAAATCAAATTTGGACATTGATTTTCACAAATTCGGAGTTTGATTACGCTTCGAAGTTTTTCAGCCAATATGATTCCAAGCAATTTGTAGTGCTCATACAAGAAAATGGTTCTTTGCTTTTCATTCATGAGTTTTACTTTGAATCCGTAAGCTTCCAATTCGCGTTTGAGCAACCTGGCATCGGTGGTGAGTTTATCTTCTTCTACTTTTTTCTTATTACCGGCACGATCGTAATAGAGATTGATTTTCTTATTCTTAAAATGAGCTCCAAAGAAGTCGAAAAACTCCATGGCTAAATCACCTTGATTCTTTGGTTCCCAACAAAAGAACTCTTTCAGTACTCTAAACTCATTGGTACGGCGGTTTTCCTGACCAACAACAAAAGATTGAAAGTTACCTGGATCGTAACCAATATCTAAAGGTTTGTTCGGATCGAAATGTTTTAGATACTGAGCATCGAGCTTAAAGGTATCTTTTAAGTTGAATTTCAGGATTGAATTGTAGATGTAACTATCGGAAAAACAATGGATTGATTTTTTGAAGCCTGCAAAGAACATGTTTTTTACCTGGCGACGACGTAAGGCACAAATGGATACCAAAAATTCTTCAATACTTAATGTGTCAAGCTGAGTTTGGAAAAACTTTTCACCTAGGAAATCTTTATTTGCAAATGAACTTCCACGTAAATAATAAGTGCTATTCATTTTCATATCCCGAAGTATAGGATCCCAAATTTGTAAAATATGCTTCTTCTTTTTGATAGTAGCTCGAAGTTTATCTCTTTTGAATAAATCTTTTTCTTTATTGAGTTTCATTTCAGCATTAAGTAATACCAACATGTTATCATTTACATGTTTTGCTGCTGAAAATATCTCCTCGATAACATCTTCGTGCATGTTCTTTTCATACTCTTCAAACCAATTGTCCTCACCCAGATCTACACGAGCAGTATCGGAAATTCCAGTGATGCCCTGATAATATGGACTCACACGAGCAGCAGCATCAGCACCACGAAGAGCGGGAAATAAACGAGACTTGACTTTCTCACCTTTGTTGTGTTTCATCTCCTCTATAAAAGCATGAACACCGGAACGACCGGCAACTGAATCGGGTTGATCAGATGCCACCAATTGAAGATTGGATCCGTTGCTGAAAATCCATGAATGTTTTGGATAGGAAACCGGATATCGAGGCTGTGTAAAATGTTTTGGTATATCTGCAGTACCAACAACAAAATCTTCTCCCTCGACCATCCATGGTTCTTTTTTTTCACCTACCGGCTTTGTAAACTCAGCACGAAGAGCAGGCACCACATTGGACATTAAGGAAACGTAAGATTTATGGACCAGGAAAGATAACTCTCCAGGCATATCGTCAACTACACGTTTCATTCTACTAGCCATGAATGTAGTTTTTCCAGTTGCACGACCCCATTCTCCAATCAGAACATTTGTATCGATCAATGTAGATTTGATCTGCATGTTGTTCATGTAGGTTTCGATCAGCTCATTTATCTGGAGTTCGTTTGCATCAGTCATTTTCTACCTCCTCGTAATCTGCATCGGTAATGTTCATGTCCTCCAGTAGCTTTTTTCTTTCATCTTTATCGATATGGTCCTTCAGCTCATTGTTGATTAAATTTAAATAGTAACCATCGCTGTGTTTGCGAGCGATTTCCTTTAGATTTTTCTTTTTGAAGCCTAATTCTTCATGAGTGATTTTATTCGATACCAGGAAGTAAGTATTTCCACCATTACTTTTAGTGGTTGTATTGGCAGCTCTACGAAGTTCGTTTGCGCGATCGACCCATTTAGCCGCCTCGTTAAACTTTCGTTGCTTACGGAGACCTAATGCAATGTCTTCGAGTTTATCGGCTGTATCCATATCCCAAACAGCTTGAGCAACGTTGTTATCAACGTGCAAATATTCAAGAGCAGCATAAATTCGACTTTTTGCCGTAGGAATTGGAAGGTTAATATTCTGTTCTACCAATACTCGAGTTCGTAATTTTGTAGCAGCCCGGGATATGCTTTTAATGGAGTTGGTGATTTCTGCAGCCCATTGAATTTGCATAATGAATGCTTGCATTTCGGGAGATATTGCCTGCGAAACTCCTTTCACAAGGAAATCATTCACAATGTCCGGAGGCAAGGCTTGTAGTTTATCTAATGAAGTCATACGCCAAATAGATCTTTAAAATAGTCTTCGTCTTCTTGTTTTCTTTTGAGATAACCCAAGGCGCGAGCAGCTTCGCCTGCACCTTCGCCACCTGTTTGCACATGCCCATCGAGTTTCTGCATTACTTCCTGCATGGATTGAGCTTTGCCGATTTCGTGAGCTCTGGATACATCGGAATCGGGATCCTCGAACATTTGGAGAACTGCCTTTTCTTCAACTATTGGCAATTCGAGCAACAGCACTACTGTTTTCGGACCATAACCATAAGCAGCCAGGTCTTTTATTTTATCCAGAAAATCATTATTTATCTCCATTGCTTTTGGTGCTTAAAACTTCTTTAAAAACGATTGATCGCTCCTGGTGTTTATTCAGGTTTTCACGGTCTTTTTTCTTTTGGTTACCTGATCGCTTCTCACTATTGAGAAAGCTTTTGTATCGCTTGACATTGTCTCTGCAATTGGCATATTCATCCATGAAGTCGTCAGGATTATCTTGAAACATATCTTCTAATTGACGGCGCAATGAATGATGAATAATGAGCGGATGTTTGTAAAGGAATTTTCCATTATCATTAAAAGACTGGAGCTCTGCGAAAGCTTGTAAATTACGAATGCGGAGTTCGGCCAACTGTGCCACCTTTGTTTTAGTAGATGAGTTGTCGATCTCCGCATCAAGGGATTTCATCAGATTGTAATCGTTAATTCTATAATTGTATAGAAGCGTTGCTATCTGAACGTCCGGAAGTTCAAGTCTTTTCCATTTGATATTTGGATATTCTTTTTCCTTCTGGTTTAGCTTTTTTTTTGCCCACCTGAAGCAGCCAACAATTCATCCTGCTTTTTCTGCAGTACTGGAGTAATGGTATCGGATTTCATATCTGCCAATCCTTCATCCAGGTTCAGATCAAAAAGAATTTTCTTTTTCTCAGGATAAGGAAGTGTAGGTAGATCTGCTTTCAGCAAAGTATTTTCAGCCTGCAGCTTTTCTTTTTCTTCTTCGGTTTCCTCAATTTTTTCCTCTAAATCTGCAACTTCTTCTACCTTTTGCTCAAGTTCATCCTTTTGCTCAGTAATGGTATTTTCCTGTTCCTGGATGGTTTCATCTTTGGCTTCCAATTCCTCTTTTTGTTCTTCAATTAAATTGGCAGCTTCAGAATTGTTTTTCAATGCTTCATTAGCATTATCCATTCTTTCACAAATAGATTTTGGCAGCTTCAGCATTGTTTCCTGGGCATCTTCCGGAAGCTCTTTCACCATTTCAATAATTTCATTCAAGATGATTTTTCTCTCTTCAGAAGATGGAGTATTATGCAGTAAAGCTGATTTTTTTGCAGCCTGACGAACAATGTGTTTTTCCTTCCATTTGTTGATTAAATCAAATGTGAAACCTTCAATTTCTCCAGGTAGATGCTTTTGAATGTCTTCTGGAATAATAGGAAGTAATTTGGAAATAGCTGCTGCAGCTTTTTCTTTTGCATTGTCATCGCTATCAACACCAAATCCAACAAAGTGTTCCTTAATTCGTTCGATAGTAACACCAAATTCCAATAAAGGATTTCGAGAAATTTCGCGACGATTGTCAACAATCTCTTTTTCGGAATCGACATGATCGATTAAAGCACGAAGTACTTCGTTGGCAAATCGATCACCTTTTGCAGTGGATTTAAGAACTGAATGTTCCGGAGCTTTCTTTCTGAGAAGATCTAAATCTTTCTCGACATGTTGTGGAGCCTTTAAATTATTGTAGGCTGCTAATTTCTGTTTGAGATTCATCCGATGTAATTTTTTGATTATTACTTAATCAAATGTATTTGCAATGCAGAATCTTATAAAGGACAAGAGAAAGTCAAATAGTCGAAAAGTCTAAAGGTGGAATGGTTTAAACGTAAAAAAAGGATGCTCGAACCACCAAGCATCCTTTTACTTCACTAACCAAAATATAAACCAAACTACTACTACGCTGTTTGTACTCTATCAACTTCTACCAGTGTGCTTGAATCCTGGATTCGGAATGTAATTCTGGATCCTGCATTTGCAGTCCAGGTTGTTCCATCAACCAAAATGTATGCTGTATTATCGGCAATGGTATGTGCATTTGCACCACCGGTACCATAAAGAGTAATATATCGACCATAGTCAGCAGAAGCAATTCCACTAACTGTAGTCAAGGCTTTTGGAGCTGTATTGTCATTCGGCAATTCGTAACGATCGTTTGCTGTAATTGCCAGTTCAGTTGCATCAGTAGCAACAGAAACAGCATCCTCTCGAACAATTGCACCAATATAGCGTTTCGGCTGTCTCATGGTCTTGTTTTCGAAAGTATAAGTTACTGCACGAGCTTCTTTATCGTTCTTACGATCGTAAGCTTTCAAGATCATAGGTTTGCCATAAGTACCATGCATAAATACATCGTCGCTATCTACTTCGCTAAAGAATAAAATGAACTTACCACCTGCCTTTTTTTCGATATAATCGAGCAATTTATCTCTATTGCCTCCCATTATCATTACAAAAGTATTGGTTGCTTCAATAGTGATATCACCTTTTTCTCCAGTTGAATTATCGGTTGGTACATCGTGCGCTTCGAAATAGTGCATGTACTTTCCTGCCTTAAGCGGAATGTCTGCAACTTGTCGGGCAGCATTCGGTTTTGGGAATGGTACAGAATCATCTATATCACAAGTTTCTAAAAGCCATACTTTATAGGCAATCATACTACCAGTAGTTTCTGAATCGGAAACATCATCGATATTACCAATAGCACCCATTGAGAAAAGAATGAGTGGACCAGCCATCATTTTTCCTGAGAATTCGATACTGGCAGGTTCCTGAATCATGAATCCAAGAGATGGAATGGCTAATGCAACAAGCATAACCATTAAGAAGCCACTTAATAATTTTAAGTTGGCATTGATCACTTTATTTCGCGACCAGGCTATTTGTTTTGAATGTAATTTCTTCATATCAATTAAATAAGAAAATTCACTTTTGAGTTAACTATTGAAGAGCCGATCCGAAGACCGGCTCATGAATGAATCAAAGAAACTTAGTTTCTAGACTCCGGAAGAGTTGGTTGAAGAAGCTTGTTTACTTTACGAGTTCCTGCTTCGGTTCTCTCAAGCTCTAAGAATTTATCGCCTGTATCGTTCAAGATTAGCATGATGTAATCTCCAACCGCTGAAGGAGCATAAGGTGCAGTAATAGAATCGAACTTACCAGACTTGTCAATTGCTTGAGGTTTCACTGCAGAACCACATTCGATGATGTAAGCAACTCCTTTTTTAGCTCCGGTAATATCTGTGATCTTCTGATCAGCAGTAGTATTTTCCTGAGTGATGAACATGAAGTTTTTGGTAGCATCGGCAGTTGTGGCATCGTCAGCCAATTTGGTAACTGGCTTATTCATGAAAATTTGCTGAAGTTCATAGTTATTTGCTACCAACTCAGCTCTAGAGTTGAATTTCTTACCAACAAAAGCGGAAACGGTACCTTCTTTGAATCTTGAACGTGCCAATACGTTTTCAAAATCTTCCTGAAGTTTCAATGACATCATTTCACCTGGCAGATTTTCCAAACACTGAACATTACCTGGCTTGGTTAAAATCATGAACTTTTGAGTTTCAACTGGCATCCAGTAAATAGGTATATCCTGATCAGGAACTTTATCAGAGTAAACTCCAACAAAATCTGAATCTTTACCAAACTTTTCACGAAGAGCTTCAGTCCACCAAGCTTTATGCTTCTTTGGTAACACTAAGGTAAATTGATCAATTTCTTCATCGCCTAAAGATTCATCAACATCTGCAACAAATGCCTTAACAGCATCTACCATTACAGTTCCAGTATTGTCGTAATCTGCATAAGCAGCATCACCATGGACTAATAATTTGTTTTGAAATTGGTAGCGAAGCAAGGTGTAAATGATACCAGTAGCACCATTGATTGCTAAACCTGCAGTTCCTGAAGTTGGTTTCACGTAGATTCCACGAATCTTACGTTTATTTTGTTCTTGAACAGCTTTTTCCAAAATTCCAACAAGCATCCATTCGATCATCGACCACTTGATATCACCAGAACCTTCTGTGTTCTTGTA